AGGTGCCGCTGTAGGTCGGACCTTTGCGTTGGTCGTAGTCTTCGTCCAGGTCGGCTTCCAGCTCCACGTCGTCCTGGGATGCGAGGGCTTGAACGTCTGCGAGGGGCATACGTCGGAACGTATGCTCGTCGTTCGCGTAGCTCTCTTCCCAGTAGCACTGCACGACGCCGTAGCGGTTCTTCAGGCTGTCGTCGATCCAGTCATGGAGGATGTCGAACCCTGGGTTCTGCTCCATGATCACATGGTCGACGTAACGTGTCTCTGCGGCGACTACCTGTGCCTCTTCGTCCTTGTTCGGGATGAAGCGGATGATGTCATGACCACCAGCGAAGGTCTCCAGGAGCTGGGCCTTCATACTCTCAATGCCGTCGAAGACGTCTGAGGAGACGTAGCTTGAGTTGCCCTCAGATTGTCTCAGCGGGTACTGCTGATCGTAGTAGCGTTGGACCCGCTCGTGCTCCTTAGAGAGCAAGGTCTCGCTTGTCGCTTTGGCAACCTGAGCCGAGACCTTAGTGAGGATTTGCTCGTCGCTCAGTTTCTTCTTCGACTTGGCCATGGGTTAAATCGCTCGTACGTAAAAGTCGTCGGTGACGGGTATTGGCTTCCACCTGCCGGGGTGAACGTGGTTCGCAATCGCCAACGACATTACGCAGTCGTCGTGGCAACCATTCTCAGCGATCATCTTACCCTTCTCATTCACCACGAACGTAAGCATCTCACGTAGGGTGGTTGCGTCGCATACAGTGATGTCGTCCTCGCGCATGGAGGCGCGGAGGCGGTCGATGATCAGGGGACGTGTCTTCACGTTGGTGTGGAAACCAACATTGATCGTGTCGCGATCCTCCATCTGGCCTTCCTGGGTGTCGATGTAGACTTGGGGATAGCCCAGCTCCTTCCAGAGGTAGACGCAGGTGAGGATACCGTGGTCCATCGCTTCGGGTGCGACGAGCGCTGTGTTGTAGTAGAGCCCGAGCGCCTGGAGCACGCGCGCGAAGTAGTCGCTATGCACCTGTGCTCTATAGGTCGCTACGAGCCGCTTCTCGCTGTCGAGAACCTGCGCTACGGACCAGTCGCCATCTCTGACGCCTTTGCCCACGTCGGCACCAATCACGTACGTCTCGCCAGGGTCGTGCTCGCGGTAGACAGACAGCTCTCCAACGGAGTGCTTTGCGAGCAGCATGACCTGGGCGCCTGTCTCCTCGACCGCCATGCGGTAGAGAGGCTCAGGGACGTCCTTGAGCAGCGCAGTGAGCTGGTCAGGGTTGAACACGGGTCGGCCAGAGCTGATGAAGGCCTCCTCGGGGGTCGAGGGGTACTCCTGCAGGAACAGCGCGCGGCCGGTCTTGGCGATCTTCTTGCGTCGCCAGACGAGCTGCTCGTTGTCCAGGCCGAAGCGTGCGACGAGGTCTTCCTCTTCCAGTGTGCGCTCGAAGTCCTCTGGGGCCGGCTCGCGGTACTCAGGGGTCTCGAACCACGCAGCGAAGAAGGCCTCGTAGTCGCTCTGACCTGTCATTGCGGCGTCCCAAAGCTCCTTGAAGAGATTGAAGCCGCATGCGGTGCTCTCGATGAACACCTCAGTGTCTGCAGTGTTGGGGATGGTCTGATCGAGTGCGTTGAAGTTCTCTGCGGCAGTCGCGGAGGGCCAGAAGGCCAGCTCGGACAGGTGAGCATCGGTTAGCGTCTCAGAGCGTGCGATACCTTCGCCGCCTGCGGTCGCCACCATGATGCCGGTGTCGAGTTCGTTGAACACCAGCTCCTTGCGTGAGGAGAACTTGGTGCTCGGTTTGAGCATGGAGGGACAGGCGTTGTGATAGCGATGGTACATCTGGAACAGCGTGTTGGTGCTGTCTGCTTTGTGTGCCACCACGAGACCCTTGCGGGCCTTGCGCTGAGAGAGGCGCCAGTACATCCGAGCGCCGACGTAGGTGCTCAGGCCTTGCTGACGTCCCTTCAGGATGATCTTGCGAACCCGTCCGGTTCTGCGTCTCTGATCTTCGACTTCGGAGTGGAAGCGCCGCTGGACGCTGTTCATGGCGAAGGGGGCAATCGTTCCCTCTTTCGTCCTAATCTTGAGCGCCCAGCGGCCGTAGAAATCTAGATCGTCATAGAAACGCTTGCGGGCCTTAATGAGGCCCTCGTCAATTACTTGTTCAGCCATCCGTAGCCCAGGTCCCACTCAGAGCCATCGGCGAACTTGATCGCGATGACGCCGTTCGGGCCAGGGACTTGTCCCTTGATGAAGGGGTCCCAGGGGCCGCCAACGTATGAGCGCGTCGCAACGGTCTCGGGATGGACAGGCTTCGCGACAGGCTTCTGCGGAGCTGGCGCAGTCGGCATCAGGGGCGCTTCGAGCGCGCTGATCTTCTTTGCCATTATTGCTGGTCCTTCGATGCGTCTGCAGTGACCAGAGCGAGCCAGTCTTCTGCTTTGCTGATGCTGATGTCCTGCTTCTGCGCAGGCTTGGCCTTCGTGTACTCTAGGACGAGGCGCGCGGCGGCGAGCTTCTCTCGCTGCTGCACAGGGCCACGCATGACGGTCAGAGCCGTCTCTAGAGCCTCATTGGCCTTGTCGTCGTCAGTCAGGATGTTCTTCTCAACCATGGTCTGTATCGTCTCCTTCGCGAAGGCTTTCGCTTCGTCCCACACCTTCTCGGCGTCGGCTCTGCGCATTCCATCGGGGATGCCTGCGCGACTGGTGCCGCCGGGATTGGCTGCGTACCACGCGGCCTTCTGCTCCCGTTGCTTCTCGTAAGACTCCTTGCCCTGCGCGCGGCGGCGCGCGAGCACGGAGGGATGAGGCACAGGCCGTTTGCGCGGCCCGTGCTTCGTCATCTTGGGATCGTCCGTGACGGAGACGCGCTTCTTTACTGTCTCCACCATTTGGTCACCTTGGGTTCGAGGGTCGATCTGATCAGCTCTTCGTGCTTGGGGTTGATCCGCACGAGCTGGTCGATCTTCGCGAGCGCCGCTGGGCGGTCTTTGAGACCCCAGAGCGTCTTGCGCAGTTTCAGTTCGTCGATGCCCGTAGCCTTCGCTACTTTGGCCGCGACCTCGCTCTTATCCTTGAGGATGCGGCTGACGTAGCCGACGAGGTTCTGGCGCCCGATGCGGAACGTCTTGCCGTCCGCTTCCATCTTGTCTGCGATGGCGTTCGCTGCCTCGAAGGGTTTCATCTCAGCCTTGTCGTGCTCGATCACCCAATCTTCGGCGGCGTCTTCGGCCACTTGCTTGACCTTCTCCATGGTCTTCGCCAGTGGGGGCTTCTCCTGCGCCAGGGACGGCTTAGACTTCGTACGGTCCAGGAAGTCTGGGATGCCGTAGGGGTCGTCCTCAGTCGGCTTCATGGCCTCCCTGAGCGGGGGCTTCCGCACCGTCACCTTGACAGGCGGGGGCGGGGCCACGGGAGCCACAGAGGCTTCCACAGGGGGCCTGGGAGGCGCTGGGAGGGCCGCTGGTGCGGTTTCCGCAGGCAGTTGGGGCATAACCTCGGGTAGCGTAGGCTTGGCGGGCGGCGGCAGGAGCTTCTGCGGCTCCGGGGCTCCCATGTACTGGACGGGGGAGCGCTGGGAGAGGAGCTTCTGTGGCTGCGCGAGCTGCTTCACCAGCGCGGCGATCCCGCCCTCCATCTGGCTCCCCTGGTCGAGCACGTTCTGGAACTGACCAAGGTCGACGGGGGCTTCGGGAGGCGGCGCGGCGGGCTCGGCCGGCTTCTGGCTCTTCGCGAGCTTCGCGAGGAGCGACTGCACGTTGAGCTGCGCCACGGCCGGGTCCGCGATGCCATTGGCTTGGCCAAACTGGCGCCAGGGTCCGACCGGGGCGGCCGGGGCCGGCTCAGGGGCGGCTACAGGACCGGCCGGGGCCGGCTCTGGGGCGACCTCAGGCGCGGGCGCGGGGCGCTCGGCGGCGGCAGGTGGCGCCACTTCGGCTTCGGGCTTCCTTGCGGCACGCACCGCATAGCGCGCGGCGCTCATGAGAGGCCCAGGGACACCCATCGCCATCAGGGCGGCGTCCATAGCAGCGGGGCCGGCGTACTCTTTGACGAGCTGCGCCAGAGCTGAGGGAGCTGCCGGGGCTTCAGGGGCCGCCGGGGGAGCTTCCACCTTGGGAGCACTAGGCATGGGACGCGCGCGAGCGGAGGGGGCCGCAGCGACGCTGCCTTCGACCACTGTGGGGATCGCTTTGTTGATCCCTTCGTCGGTCTGGAGGTCCACGTTGCCTTTGGCCGCATCGCCGGCAAGTCGCATGAGAGCGATGATGCCGCTGATGGGGCCTTGCGGTGTGACGTTGCGTCCGAAGTTGGCGAGCTTCTCACCTATGTCGCGAGACGGAGCTGCAGCGGACGCCTTGCTGACAGTCGGCGCGTCGCTAAGACGCGCGATGATGTCAGTGTCGGAGTAACCTGCTTCGCGAGCGCCGGCTGCGTCGAACTTAGATCGAGCAGCCAGTGCGTCAGCGATTTCAGCGTCCGAGTAGCCTTCCTTTCGAGCGCCTTCAATATCGAACGCCATCTTGGATATTCCTTATTTGAAGAAAGCGTCGATGGGCTTCTTCGCCTTGGTCTCTTCGTCTTTGATGACACCGAAGTTGGCGAAGTCGGGCTCGGGGCCTTTGTAGCCTTTGAGGGTGCCGGTCTGACCGAAGTGAGCAGCCTTGGCCTGCTTGGCCTGTGCAGCCGCTTCCATCTGATTGGCAAGCGCTTCGATGCGGTCAGCGTTCTTCTCAGGGCTCAGACGAGGGTTGTAGGTGTTCTGAAAGAACTGCTCGCCTTCCTTCTGAGTGTACTGCGCGCCGAGAACGCCTCGGGCGCCACGCTGGATCACTTCACCCACACGTCCGCGCAGATCGAGCGCTTCAGGATTGATGAAGGAGTTGACCACGTCTGGGAGCATGCCTGCGATGGGACCAGTAGGTCCGAGAGCTTCACCCAGGTTGGCTGCTCCGTTCGGATTGCTTCCGGTGGCGAATATCTTCTTGCCACCAGCGGCTCGTAGCTTCGCTGCGACGTCCTTGAGCTGCGTGACTGCCTTTGCGGCGTCCGTGGCCCCACCTGAGGTCCACAGTTCATTGTCCTTCGCGAAAGCTTCGTCCTGCTTCTTCTCACCGGCCGACGGGAAGTCGGTTATCGGGTTGCCTTGGGCGTCGTAGTATTTGCCCTCTGTCTTGTTGAACACAGCGGGCTGACCATTGATCGTGGTCGATTGTAGGTCTGGTGGCTTGAACTGCTTCGGAGCGTTGCCGAGCAAGCGGATCGAACCGTCGCGCGCATTTTGCTGCACGACGCGACCATCTGGGAGCGTGGTGATGCCCCAGTGATCCTTGCCGCCCTCAGCGTTCGCGAGGAGGATTGCAGCGCCCTTGGGGTTGTAGATCGACATTAGAGAGGCGGCGAGGCCGTTCAGACCGTGCTCTAGCCCTTGCTGTCCATCGCCGCGCGCGGGACCAAAGGCCCCAAGGTCGGGAGGAGGCGTGAGGCCGGCCCGTTGAGCAACGTAGGCCGACATCGGATCGACCTCAGGGTCGTCTTCGCCGCTGAAGCGGCTCGTCTTGTTCTTCCAGAGGTCCATGAATTGCCTGCTTGTTAAACTATCGACGCCGCCGGGAAACTGGCGCTTCACATCGTCGGGGACGTTTCCCCAGATGGCTTGCTTGGCCCAACCGGCGCCCTTCTGACGGCCCTCCGCAGTGGACAGCATGTTCTGCCACGCGGGGGCGTCAGGATTGGAAGTGTGCGCAGCAAAGCCACCTGGGCCTTGCTGATGCACCATGTACAACTCGAAACCAGACGGATCGCGACCGTACTGCTGCCGAAAGCTTTCGCTCTCTCGCGAGAACTTGTTTTCGGCAGCTCGTCGGTTGTCGGCGGGGTCGTAGATGTTTCCCCCGCCGTTGTCGTTGAACTCCTGGTCGGAGAGCTGATAGAGGCCTTTGTAGCTTCCAGTTCTCGCGTTAGGGTTCCCGCCGCTTTCGATCCGTGCGATCCAGTTCAGTACGTTCGGATCAACGGGCATGTCTTCTCCTTAGCCAAACAGGTTCTTGTAGAGAGAGGCTCCCGCCGGCTGCAGCATGTTCAGGCCGCCAGTTCCGAAGAGGCTAGTTGCGCCTCCGAGCAGACCGCCTGCAATGGTGAACGGACTTGCGTTCTTGGTCTGATCGACGGTGCCAGTCGAGTTCGTGGTGCCGGTGGTGGTGCCACCCCAGTTGTTGGCGCCGACGATGCCGTAGTAGCGAGCAAGATCGTTCCAGGCATTCGTGTTGCCGTACTCTTGCATCGCGCGCGCGGCGTCGAGCGTCTGCTGGTTGCCCTGCTGCAAGCCTTCGCCTGCGGTGCCGGCCAGATTGAACAGGCCTGCCTGTTGGGCGAGCTGCTGGTTGTTGGCGTCGAGGCCGAGCTTGGAGGCATCGAGGCCTGCTCCCTGATAGCCGAGACCCAGCGTGCCAGCTCCGGTGCCAGCGTTGATACCGCTGATGCCTGTGCCAGTCAGGTTGACGCCAGAGCCAAGCAGGTTGGTCCCTAGGGAGCCTCCTGCTTTGATGGCGTCGAGGATGGCGTTGCTGTTGAACTGCCGTCCCTGCTCGGAGAGGTCGAGGCCGTGGTTGTAAGCGTCGCCACGGAGGCCAGCGCTGACGTCAGCCGTCTTCTCAGCCAAGCCACGCTCGACGAGACCTTCCGCGATACCGCGTTTGGAGCTGCCGATGTTGCCAGTGAGAGAAGCTTCGCGCGCGATCTGGGGCAGTGCCTGTTCGGACACTGACCGACGTGCATCACGCATCGCTGCGTCGACCTGTCCACTAAGGAACGGGTTATCGGCGTACGCCCCCGCCGCCGAGATGTTGTCATTGACGCCACCTGTCGGGGTGAAGTTGTTCAGTCGGCTGATGGAGCCAAGAGTGCTCCCAGCGCCTGTGTTGGTCAGGTTCGTGCCGTTGCCGATGAGGCCACGGCTCATGTCGTAGAGACCACCTGCAGTGCCTGCGTAGCCGGCTCCGGTATTGGCGAGGCTACCAGCGGTGTTCGCTGCGCCCGACGCGACGGCCCCAGAATAAGCCGGGTTGCCGCTGCTCCTGGCGTAGTCGTACATCCCCTGGAAGTTGTTGATCTGCTCAGGGGTGAGCCCCGCGATGAGCTGTCCGCCGTACTGGTTATTCCCTACCTTGTTGAGGGTGTTGCCGGCCTGTTGCCAAGCAGCCTGTAGGAAGGGGAACTGCTCTTCGAGCGGTCGCGTGGTCTGATTAGTGTTCGACGTCTGACTTTGCGTCTGTGTGGTCTTGTCGCCCATGGTGCGGAACGCTCATGAAAAATCGTCGCGGTCTGCCGTCCCACGCAATGGGGACGTCACCGCAATATGAAAAACCTAAGGATGAAACGAAGCGCTCCCACTTCACATCGTCGGGCTCGGGCTCGAAGGCGAAGAGTGGTGCGTCGGTGCAACTACGGAAGGCGACGAATGCGCGCCTAATGTCCTTCAGCACACTTGGTGTGAAGCTGTGGATGGTCAGGTGGATGACATTCATCTCACCGCCGTCAGGCATAATGAACTGGTCGACGCACGCGAAATAGGTTGGGCAGTCGACGAGAACTATGCGAGGCAGTTGCTCCATTAGATCACCAGAAGAGGCGTGGGGGTCCCCGAAGGGACACCCCACTGAGGTCTTTACGCAGCCGGGTCGGCCTCGGGCGCAGGCGCGGGGGCCTGCGGGGCGACGCCGCGCAGCTTGCCGATGAGCGAAGTGACGCCCATTGCAGCAAAGCCAGCGTCGAACACCTTGAGGAGGAGGTCGCGTTCGGCTTCGGTGAGTTCGAGTCTGTACATAGAGATGATCCTTGCGAGAGTGGTAGAAATCAGGGGTTAGCTTGATCGAAACTAGCGACGGCTTGATTTTGGCCGACCGTTCTGACGTACTGCGCACCTCGCAAAGCAGGCTCAACCAAGTCCTTAATATCCTGCACTAAGGCTAGGGCGGCTTTCGCTTGAGAGTATGTCACCATTGAGGTGTCAGGAGGTGGCGCTCCGGGTCTTAGCGCATTGCCAATGGCAGCGAACTGTGCTGCCTTCGTCTTCTGCGCAGCCGTTAGATTATTGAAGTCGTCCCACGTCATTACGCAGTCCTTTGGAGAATTAGCGACGATCCTGCTTTAACGGTTGAAGCGGCAGCTACTTCGGAAGCGTGCCACAGCTCCAGATCGCCAGCAGCGGTTACAATGATGTAGCCCTCGATAACCGCGAGCATGTCAGCATTAGCCGAGTCCACGCTGGCCGTAGGCCCGAGATTTGGCGAGGTGGTTGATTTAGTCCGAGTTGATGCGCCGGCATGGAGCGTGCCGCCGGCCGCAGCTTGAGATGCGGCACCCGTCGAGGCCGCCGTGGTGCTTTCCTGATACCGCATGGTTGCCGCGAATACCGCAGCAGTTCCGGTGTGATTGATGCCAAACTTCACGCCTGTCGTCGTGGCCCCGGATTGGTATCTAAGGAAGTATTGGAAGACATAGGTGCCTGGAGTAACCCCCGCGACTTGCAGTTCGGTTATTTCGACTCCGGTCGTGGTGCTGTTGGACGCGGCATCGCTCGATAGCGCAACCGTTCTGGGGAAATAGGTGGTCTTCAATGAACCGGCGCTGTCGGTCCAGTAATAATTCAGCGTGCTTGGAACGACGCCTGTTGAAACCGTCCCATCTACAACGGCATTAATACCAGACGCTAGTTTATAGTTGGTCCCATCGCTGCCGTAGGCGAAGAAGGAAAATAGGCCGTCCCCACTCGCCACAGCAGCGTGGGTGCCAATAGACGCCCCACGTGTCTTGGCACAGGCTATCGCTGGGGTCTGCGCGTTGTTTCCAAACGCAAGATTGGTTTGGTTCCAAGTTGAGGAAACATCCGCCACGGTTTGTAGTGCCGAGGGGAAGGCGTCAAGGTTTCGATCCGTTGTATCCGCGACAAGGATTTTCGTG